GTCTATCAATAACAAGATCATAAACATGATACTTAACATTCTCAGTTTTACCTGGTCTATATTTTTTTATCATCCTCATGTTCTCTTGAAATGTCTCGCCGTGAGCATATAACTCACCATCAAGTATAACTTCTAAATAAGGGAATTGACTTGTAATATGGTTTAATGTCTCAATCTTATTACCAGATCTTGACGTTAAAGTACCATTCTTGCAATCACCTAATCCACGCATACCATCTAATTTAGGTTGTGCATAACAAGGATATGTAACTTTCTTCTCTTCTTTTCCAAATACTTTTGCAAGCATTGGTAAAATTACCACAGTATTTTCAGCTTCTTCTTTAGTTTCAAAGTAACCTTCTTTCAGTTTCTTTGTATATTTAGCTTTAGCTTCTAATACTGCTTGCTCTTCTGCTGAAGTCTCATTAGATCTTCCAACATTTTTGGCTTTACATTGACTAATATTAGTCACATCTTTGCCTCCTATAATTCCTGATACTTGAATAACTTTATCGCCATCAGTATCAATAGCAAGAAATCTAATTTTTCCTTTACTATCTTTCTTAAATAGTACCATTTTTGTTTAATTTAGTGTTAATTTTCTTTTACTTGTTTTCTTTGACTTGAATTCCTCCTGAGCCCTAACTATTATGTTTACAACTTTATTCATAGCTGCATTCTGAAGTGATCCCTCTGTTAACCCAATAGATCCAGTAGATGAATTGTATCCAAAAATAATTTTTGTATCTGAAGCATCTCTTATTCTTATATTAAATGAAGAATCTTCTTCATCTTGATAAAAATATAATTTAAAACCATTATCTTCAAAATATTTTCTTGAAGATTGGTCTATTTCTGAATTAGAGCTTAGTAAAAATCTTAATTCAAAAGACTCTTCTATTGCTCTTAGTATTAATTTATCTATCATTTTCCAAAGTTTTTAGATCCAGTCTTATTACCAGAGTTATTGTTTAAATTTCTAGAAGACTGCTTTCTTCCAAGCAATAAATCAGCTTGTTGCGAGAAAGGCTCCATCAATTGAGTTTCACTTCCTTTAGGTAGTTCTGCAAATCTGTTAGTAGCTCCATCAAATAGAAAATGATGATAAACATTAGGTCTACCAAATCTATTCTTTAAAACTATTGCAGCTCTAAAACAATCTCTAAGTCTAGCTATATCATATGCATGATATTCCTCAAATCCATACCTGTCTGGAGAATAAACTCCTATTACAACTTTAGCATCTCTCTGGATCTCTTTATTATTAGCAAAGTTAGCTAATGAAGGTTCAGTTTTCTTTTGAATACTTTCACCTCTGTTAGTAAATTGCTCCTTTTCTCCAGATTGCTCCTGCTGTATGACATTAACTACAGCCCAATTCCAGTGTTTAGTAATTTGCTTTAATGCATAATTAGTACTCCAGTGGGCCATTGTTTGATGCTTACTCATCATAGAGTCTCCATCTTTAACCTTCTCAGGCGTAAGTAAACTCATATGATCAACAACTACAATTACAATTGAATTAGGATCATGTGGTACATAGTGACTATATACTTTTACATTTTCCTTAACTGTAATTTTCCTTCCATATGTTGGACTACTTGGGTTTTTATCAATTTTATTCTTAATAAATTCCCTGTCTTCAAATACGTGCTCTCCATTGTGGTCAGCATAATTACGACAATACTTGTATATTCCTGTTGGATTATACACACTGTCAATTATCTCCACATTACTAAGCAAATCTTCTATATCATCAATATTAGTGTCTATTAAACTCATCATATTTGAATCAAGAGATTTTTGCCTATAACCTTGAAGAGTTAATAAATCCATCTTTATGCCACATCTCTTTGAGATGAAATTACATATCATTGTGTCTATAAACTCTTTCTCAGACTCTTCTAGTGCAAAATAAAATATTTTCAATTTTATTCCATGCTTTAAGGCATACTCTAAAGGCTCTCTAACATAGAGTGCCTTAGTCAATTGAGTTTTACCCACACCAGAACCTGCTGTAACCATCTGTATCATTCCCGGAACTACTCCAGGTACAGACTGCATCAATTTAGGGTAGTTTTCAAATGGTATACAAAATATTTTACCACTATCCTTTTCAGATTTTATCTGCTTAAGCTCCTCTACCCTTTTTCTTACTTTACCTATTGGATTTATTTTTTCTTCCATTAATAAATATCTTTATCAAAAAAATTTTCAATATCATCTTTTTTTTTAATATATATAAACACAATAGGAATAATAATCCCACAAAATGCAAATAATAAAATTATAAAAATATCTCTTACTTTTATAGATCCTTGTTCAGTTTTACATAAATATAATGAAGACGCTATTCCTATTAAATACCAAATTATAAAATATACCATGTTTTTATTTTTTTAATTGTTAATAATGTAGCCCGTCATTTCCATTCTGAGCTATAATTTTCATTCTCTCATCAGCATCATCTTCTTCTTCTTGAGTTCTTAATCCTATTGGTGGAAATATTTTACCACCTTGTCTAGATTTAAGTGGAGAGATTTTGCTTTCAACCTCAACCATTTCACAAACATGACCATCATCCCATCTAGGACTTGGTGGAGCACCATTTCCTGTTGTACTGTAACCTGTACCACATTCTTTACATTTAAATGCTCTTGCCATTACAATTCAATTTGTTTAAATTCACAGCATTTTGTGCATCTATATGTAGTTCTAGTTGTATGAGGTTTTTTTGAACTTTCATTTTCAAAAATATTCATTTTATGCTCTAAGACCCATTCATGATCACATCTATAGGATTTACTCTTGATCCATTCAATTATTGCTTCTAACATAATCTTTATTTTTTAATTTAATTTCTCTCAATTGGTTCCTCCAATAAGCTATTGCTGAATAGATATTATCACAATAATCTTGATAATCTATTTCATTAACTTCAGTCTCTTCGAACATATCACAACTCTTTTGTAATTGTCCTATAATCTGTTGTATTTGTTGTTCCGTCATGATTACATATAATCTTCGTTACTATATTTATTTTCTGGCACTATACCATCATCAACTAAGAATGAATACTTTTCATGATATCCTTCATTCAACCATCTTCTAGCTTCAACCATGTATTCAAGATTACCATTTTTAGTCTTATCCTTAACTTCCTGTTGAAGGACTAAAATAGCTTTTTCTTGAGCCTTGATATCTTTCTTGAAAACTGAATTCCATTTCTTTCTTAATGCTTTGCCCAAAATTGTATTGGGCTTAGAAGGAGATAAAGCTCTTTTACCTCCGTGATGTTTTTTCACCATTGTAGGATAAGTCTCTAGCCAGATTGCAAAATAATCTTCATCTGCATTGAACAACTCACTACCTTTTTCTCTTAAATAAACTTGATTATTTGTTAGTTTAACAAAACCTTTACCTTCTAGTGAAACTAGTGTAGGTAAAGGATTGTCAATTAAATCCCCTATTGGATAACCATGAACAATATCATACAATACCAAATACTCATTAACAGACATTTTATTAGACCTAATTAGATCTAATGGTAGTGTTAATTCATCCATTTTTAACTGTATTTTACATATTTCTCGTCAAAATCTTTCATAGAATTCTCGAAATACTTGATATCTTGTGTATTATCTACTACAAAGATATGTAATTCTGGGAATTCATGTCTAAGTGTTCTACCCATCATTTGATAGAATGAACCAATTGAACTATCCAATTGTGTGATCACTCCTTTCTCAATATTGGTAAGATTAACACTTTCCCTAAGCATGTTTACTGCAAATAATTCAGCACACTCTTCTCTATTGAAACAATCTATTAATTCTTGATTGTGTTCTTTAGAGTTCTTTGAATGCACAGCACTATCAGATCCTACCTCTTCAGATTGCTTTACTGAACCAGTAAAACATATGAATCTATTATTCTGCGCTCTAAACTTTTTTACTAAAGATTTAACTCTTGTAGTTTTAACCTCTGCAATAAATCTCTTTCTAACAGTTGACAAATTTAAATATTTATTTCTACAATTTAGTTTTAATAAGTAGTTAAAATTTGCTTCATCCATAGAAATTGCCTTTAACTTTTCAATCTCAGCTGTTATTCCATCGTAATATTCCTGCTCTGTACCTTCACAAATTATTCCTACACCTTTAGGAACCTTCCATTTAAATGTATTGTAATCTTTAAAATTACATTTATAACTAATCTCACTTCCTTTTTTAGGCTTCTTCATTTGATGTGACCATACTTTGCCAGCATGCTTCTTATTCAAATTGAATTTATGAACAATTAATTCAGGTTCAGGTAATAGTCCAAAGTTAAATGCTTGTACTAATGAAATCTTATTGTATTTAATCTGATTTCTGCACAATGCATTAATTTGCATTTTCTTTTTTAAAGGAATAGTTGCTGATAAAAATATCAACTTAACATTCTTCTGAAGAATATTCTTTAGAGAACCTACTCTCTTCTCAGTCAATGCATGGCATTCATCAAGTATTACAAAGTCAGCCTTATCTTTATATTTATGTAAAGAAGCATATAGAATCACCTCAATGTTTTTTAATAAGTCTTTTTTTCTATGCTTAATAAAATCATCTTTCCAGTTTTTTCTATGAGTATGCTCTTTACAGACTATATAACCTTTAGCTTTCTTGTTTACTTTAATGATATCTTCAGCAATTTTTGCTGCAGCTAGAGTTTTACCACAGCCAGTTGCCCACTCTAAACATAGAAACTGATGTTTCTTTGATAGAGTGACAGCTTTGGCTTGGATTTTATCTCTTATTTGATTCTGATTAAAAGTCTTCATCATTCAGCTCATCAATATCACCACTAAATTGGTCAGAATCATTACTGTCTTTGAACTTATCAAGTAGATCTTTTGATCTAGATTTATTATTTGACTTTTCTGATAAATCCTTTTCCATCATTTTCTTAAGACCCTCTTTAACTTCATCAGGAAGTTCATCAAGATCAATTTTTTCTCCATTAGGACCTATTGCCATTGCATGAACAGATGAGTTACTTGAAGATGAACTTGATGGATTACCATTGTTTTCAGCGTATTGAACAGCTTTACTAACAAGGGTTTTAAAAGCTCTATCTTTCATCATTGCTTGACCTAGCAATGCAACAAGATCTTTTGTTCTACCCATAATTCCTCCTTTAAGACTGATATCATCTTCATCTTCACTATCTTGACATGCACTAAGTATTATAGTAGCATTCATGATTTCACTTTCAGCCATATCATCAGTTAGCTTATCAAAGTTTTCTATAGTCTCTTTAGATAAGTCACTGAATTTATCTGATAATTCTTTTTTTACTCCGTCAAATTGATCTCCAATTTTATTAAATATACCCATTAGTTTTCTTTTTTATTGTTTAAATATTCTTTTACTCTTTCTATCCAGTTCAAATTAGGCTTTTCTATCATTTCTTCAGAAGATCTGAATCTATTTAAAAAGTCAATTGAATTGTAAAGGTTATCAAACTCATCTTCGAATGCTTCATACATTTTAACATCAGTCTTCATTAATTCACTTTTGATCATTTTCACAATATAAGATAGGTCTTCATCTTCAGCACCTTCCTCTTTAAGTTCATTAAATTTATCAATAGCTTTTGACTTAGCATTATTCCTAACCACAACACTTTTTGTTATTTTCTCAACTATATTAGTGAGTAAAGCTATTACTGAAGCAAATTCAGCATTACTTATAATATTTTTAAATGAATCGCCATCCTTGAAAGCAACTTCATTTTCTGAATTTTCAGCTTTAATTATACCCTCGTTTGCCAGAATATTATCCAATTCCTTGTAGTCATTTTTTTTTCCCATCTTTTTAGTGATTTTTAGTTATTAATTCTTGTTCTACTGCTCTGTATGAAATTTCAAATTGTAGAGTATCTAGATATATTTCTTTACTAGCATGATCTCCTCTCTTTATTTTTGCAACTATATTCTTAAGATGATTACTATCTAGATCTTTAAGAACTATGGATTTCATCTGTTGAGTAGTCCATACAAAGTTTTCTCTAGTCATTATATGATTCTTCATCTCTTCAGAATTCTTATCATATTTGAATACTTTTCTTTTTCTCAACTCCATATCAATTCTTTTTTAATCTTGAATGATAAATAATTAATTTTACAGCCACTACTGAATTAATGACCGGTAAAACACTTGCAAAAACTGAAAATACAAGTGCTTTATAAAATAAACTATCTTTTGGACCAAATTCATTCCAATTACTCATTTCTAATCCCAATTCACATAAGCAATATATTATTGATACTACATATATTACTAATAAAACTATTTTTAATGTTTCCATGATTTTTTTATTTAATGGTTAATAATTTATAACTCTCTTAGGGTGTTCAAGGCCCATTGCTCTATATGAACACTTTAGGTATGACTCATCCGTATTTTCACTCTTATCCTGCCAAGAAAGGACCTATGGAGTTTAGCTACTCGTGGCCTATTGCAAGTACGCCTGCTCCAAGAGAGTTAATTTTAAATATTGTAAAAAAGAATGAGGGCCCTGCTTGATCCTCGCTACGGAGTTACACAAAAGGTTTTATTTTTGTTGGCTTCACCTGCATTCCTACGTCACTGTTAAAGTGATAGATTATTCTTTTATAGTAAATGCTAATAAAATAACTTTAAAAAGAGTTGCAATCATTATTGTAAATGAAATATGTTTGTTTGGCATACCCATGAACTCTTTAAAAATGTATATTGAAATAGCATCCATCATTATCATCATTATTAAAGGGACTAAAACCATTTCTCTTGGTAATATCTTTCCTATCTTTAAACTAATGATTGCAAATACGATCATTACTATAATTAAAAATACTGATTCAATCATGATTAAATGTATCTTTTTGTGTCTGATTTCTTACTAATTTCATACTGCATCATTGCATCTAAGAAATCTTGTGAAGTAGCATTATCTAATTCTTTTTCATTTAAATCAGAATAGTGCTCTAAGAATTCTCTTTCATTAGCATACACAGTATCAGTGTCTTTATCTAAAGATAATAATTCTTTAGGTAGTTCATATGGAACATCACAATTAGCTCTGAATTTAGCAGCACCTCTACATTGAGATACCGTTTCAGGATTGCTTCCTTTTCCATTGTAGTTTTTGTCTTCATGACATGGTAGCCAAAATGGACCCCTTGTCTGACCTATGTAAACAAGTGGATCACTGTGTCCAAGTGTTTCTTCTGTTGCTGGAAGTCCTTTTTTGAATGGACATTTACCACAACATTTTGTACTTTTAGTTTCTTTGAAGTTTGTATTCATGAGTTTAGTTTTTTTAATATTAATAAAATAAAAAAGCCCTATTAGTTATAATAGGGCTTTTACAAATGAGTATTATTCTAGTTCTTCTTCTTGTTGTTGCTAACTTTCTCAGAAAGTTCATACAATCTCTCTAATTGAAATGTTTGAAGTGCACCTCCACCATTGCCATCAGATCCTCCTGATACAATTCTAGGAAATACAATTCCACTTGGGCCAGCTAATGCTTTCATTACTCCAATCCTAGTGTCTCTTTCAATTTGAGCTTTCTCTAATGGAGATAATCCAGCTTGAACCTTAAGTTTATCACCTTCAGCTTCACCTTTCTTTAAAGCTAATATTGCTGCTGCATTTAACTTATCTCTTTTAAGATTTTGTTCTGCTACTGCTGCTTCTTTTTCTGCTCTAATAACTGCTTGAAGTTTAGATGATTCCTCTCTAGCTTTAGTTTCAGCAATTAACTTCTCACCTTTAGCTTTTTCTGTTAAAGCTTCTTGTTGAGCTGTTATTAATTGTTGTTTAGCTGTAGCTTCATCAGATGCTGCATCAATCTTAGATTTTAATTTCTCATAAATTCTTGCATCGTATTCAACAAAATCAATTGAACTAAATGAAGCAATCATACCATAAGTTTGAATGTCTGATTGAGTTCTTAAGAAATCTCCATTATCATCAGTCTTTTCTTGAACTTTAATGTAAGTCTTTTCTGTACCATCTTCTAGTTTCCTAGTTTTAGTTTCAGTGACTAACAATACTTGCCCTCTACGTAACTGATCTTGAAAGTATTCCTTTAATTGAGACTGTCCACCACTATAATGAGCTTCAGAAGATAATCTCTGAGTGCTATAATTCATGGTTTCTTTTTGATACTGCAATAAGGTAGTTTTCATTAAATTATCAATACTATTATATGTAGTATGTAATTCAGTCATTTCAGTACTTTTGTTAGGTAAATCCCACTTAACAGTGTGTCCAACCATAGCTTGATCACCTTCACTAAATGTGGCAGTGTGCTCAGATGTCCAGTAATCAGCCTCTTCAGACCTTTTTGCTTTAGGACCTACTTGGATAGTTACATTGTTTGGGTAAGTTGTTACCTTTGATCTGATACCAGCATAGTAAAATCCTGGATCAAACTTAACACTCAAATCTCCTCCAAATGTCTGTATAACCTGTCTGTTACCAGCATCATTAATTGCAAATGGATTCAATGCAAATGCTACAATTAATAGCAATCCTACGATCATGTAAATCTTAAACTTTTTGTTTTTCATTTTTTAATTATTTTTATAATATTAATATTTTAGCACCCTTTCCCATTATTGTATTCAACTCTATCCTTGATAGAGGCAATAATGAGGGTTGGGTCATGTTTCACTGTTATTATTACCCTCGACACGAGCACTATCTATCTGCTTGATAATAATAATAACAATGTTTTTCTGCTGAGAACTCATTTCTACTGCAAACGGTAGTTAGTTTGGCACTCTCATCCTTTCTCAAGGGACCAGTAAATCTAGCATTCCTGCCAGTATCTTTATATAAATAACAAAGAAGTTTTAACGCTTCCGACAAATGTTATTTATACAGGTATTCAATGTTTAACCTTATTTAGCACCCTCTTTCTTATTAGATGTTTTCTGTTCTCGTTTATTTCAACGCTTGTGAATTTCACACTGTAATCTAATAAGAGTAGGGTCACGTAGTTAAGTCATTGACATAAAGATAGAATCAAATCTATCTCAGTTAAAAGGTTATACCTATCTCCCTTAATCAAAACTACTTGCTGAGAACTCATTTGTGTTGTATAGAACCAATATTCTATTCTTGTATTTGACGGTATGCACTTTCTCAAGGTGTACAACACATCCAGGATTACTCCATTACTTACGTATTAATAGGTTACTGTATTAGCCTTCACCTATAATTACCATTTACCAAGTAGAACAATCTAATTTCTTTCTACACCTTATTAGAGCCTCTTCACTCTTTCCTCAGTAACATCCTGTCAATTCAGGATTAGTATCTTTATGTAAATGTACGGGTCAAACCCTCTTTCATACAGCATTACCTGTTAATGGACTACATTTACAAAGGTTTCAATGTTTAACCTTTATTTTTAGTGCTTAAATGCACAATTATGTCTCTGCTCCAGCCTATACAGTAGAAGCATTGACATTTTGATTTATTATCCATTTATTATTATTCCATTAAATAAATTTGCAAACAGCAAATATAATATAACTATTGCTATAGCTAAAGTTATTGACTCTTTTTTTTCCATAATTAATGGTGTTAAATATTAAATACCTTCACCACCAGTAAAGATGTAACTCCCAGAGCCAGCAACTTCCCTAGAAATAGCAATGTTTTTTTGACTTCTTGCTTCGACATGATTTCCTAATGCTTTTAAAAATTCTGCTTTAAAGAATAAGTACTTTGTACTATCCATTTCATTTATTTCCTCTTTGAATCTTAATAGAAAATCTGTAACATTTGAATGCTCATCTCTACTATTATCAATTTCAAGTTTGATATCGTAATATCCGTCTTTAAATTTCCTGAAATCTAATTGATTAAATAAATCTGCAAACTTGTTCTTTCCATGTAATACTGTAGCATGGTCTACTTTTGCTTGCCTTCCTATGGCTGTCAATGAATATCCTTCATCCAATCCTAATCTGTAGAAGACATATCTTGCCCACACATAACCAGTTTCTCTTGTTTTCTTTGATATATCATTGATCTTAAAATACTTACCTACTAAATCTTGTAGTGTTTTTAAGCTAAGTTCACTTCCTTTTTTACTCATTATTCTTCAAATTTAATTGTTCTTTTTTCTATTTTTTTTATTATCTTAAAATTTTCAAAGAAATCTCTTGGTGAATATCTACCTAAGTTCTTGACGGTGATTAAATTTCTATCCTCATCAACTTTCTCAATCTCTAATATTGTTGAATTTGGCAGTCTTATATCTCCACTAGCTACTAAATCATTTTTTAAGACATACATTTGCTTTGAATCAACATTACTATTTGTACATAAATAACCTTTTTTAAGGTTAAGTACTATATCAGTTCTATTTTTACTGATCATTTCCATAAATGCTATTTCAGCTTCAATTCTTCTTACTCTTTCATTATGTTCATGAATTCTTTGAGCTCTTTTTCTGCCAGATTTAAGCATTTGCAATATGATTTATCACAGTTGTAATTATGAAAACTGCAATAATTGCAGCTACAGCTATTGCTGATGACATTATTATAAATGTAGAAACACCTATTTTACTACTCGAGTAGTTTTTAAATTCTTTCATTCTTTATCGTATTTTATTATACTCCTACACCCAATTGGGAACAGGAGTATAAAAGATTACTGCTTAATCACAAAGATATAATTTTGGTTTCCCTTCAACTATATAGTGCTTAAACAACTGATCAATATATACTTGATCAACTGGTTTTTTGTTGCTATGTCTTGCTTTTTTGTATTTTTCAAGCTCATGCACTTGTACTAACACTAACTTATCACTGATTTCTAGTAATCTATTTACTTTATCAGGATAACTTATTTTATTATCTGGATTTACTATCCAATTTTGTGTTGATTTATTCATTTTGTGATGTTTTTAAATTAATACTATTTGTTTACTGTGGTTGAACTCTTAATGAATACATAGGATAACATCATCAATCCTATTGTTTGATAGAATGATATTGTTGGTAATCCAAATATTACAGGCATTAACCAATTCCATAACCACATTACTGGCAATGCTATAACTAAACTTATTAAAATTACTGATGCTGCTGCTAATGCTAGCTTTGCTATTACTTTCATTTTTACTTTTTTTTAAAGATTAATAATATTTTGAGAGGTAGATAGGATTTGAACCTATACAAAAACATTGACTAGTTATCTTTGTTTTTATCATTCCCAAACGGGAATATGCTTTACCAATTTGCTACTACCTCATAACCCATCTATCCATCCATCTTATTAAACACTACTTAAATTTGATGTTGGAAATACAAGCTTTTCAGGCCAGTAATTTCAATGGGAGTGTATTTTGTTGACTTACAAGGACTCGAACCTTGAATACTGGCTCCAAAAGCCAGTGTGTTACCAATTACACCATAAGTCATTTTGTAAGTTAGCTTTAATAAAATTAAAGAGATAACTTAATCCCAAGTAATTTATCAACCCAAGCAACATAATTAACTCTATCAAAGAATTTTAAGTGTGTGCTTACATTGTACATTTCGTCTTTTGTTAATTCTTTGGTATTTTCAACCAATTCTTTTATTTCGTTTATCGTCATCTCTTTAATTTAAAAGTTTACTTCGTCAGCTAGCAAAGTATAAAATTCATTTCGTTCCTTAACGCATTTTATACAACACGTTAGGCGTAATAATTCCAAAGTTTAATACATCCTACAATAAATCCTATTACACCCCAAACTGTTGTCCATCCCCACCAAAGTAGTGCTAAATTACTACGCATAACATCGGTTAAAGTTAATTGCTCTTTAGTGTCTTTTTTACATTGTTGTATTAAAGCTAAAACCATTGTAACATCTATTCTGTCACTACCATTATTTAAGTATTTTCTAAGTATTTTTTCTAATTTATCCATTTTTATTTATTAAGTTATTTTTTAATCTACGCAACTAACCTTATTTGCGGTACGTTATAATTAATAAAAATGCTCGTCTTTCCGAGCTGTCACCTTGCAAAGCCCTGCCACCAATTTACAACCTAACTACCTATTTCGGCTAACGCAGTACTCGACACCTGCGGACTACAAGGGTTTGTGGATTCGAACCACTCTCTTCTTAAATACAATTGTAAATTTAAGGTTTATTGTTCATTAAAAAAATATTAAGTGGAGTATCCGGCTTTATATTCCAGACATCCAGATTTCACTCACTCGGTTTTATTATGTGATAGCTTCAACTCCACTCAATTCTTTGCTGTGTTGGTACACTTTAAGCCTTACGAGCAGCTACATTCTCGATAGGGAGTGTATTATTATAACAACTATTCCACTATTATAGATGTCATACAAATATTATACTTTAATCATCTAATGATGTTACAAGTTCTTTATACCATCTATTACTGTTTTCACAAGCTTGAACTTCTTTTTTGTATTGTTTTTCATGATACTTGTAATCTTCATTCAAACGATTAAGTTTTCCAGCTCTAATTGAAAATGGGGTAAGTTCTTTTAGATCTCCAAGTAACTTCTTGAGTCTCTCAATTCTTTTAGTCTTATATTCAATATCAAAGTCAAAATTAATTGTTTGCACCAATTGATTAACCATGAAATCCTTAAATTCTTGATGTTTATCTGTTGGTGGATTAAAGTTTTTAGCATCTTCAAGAATCTTATCAATACCTTTCCTTTTTTCTATAGCTTTAGTAAGATTCTCTTCTTCAAATGCTATACTTTTTTCACTTGCTGCAACTTTTATAGCAATCAATTCAATATTGCTAGTTTGATTTAATTCAGCAACTCTTTCCTTTATTAGTTTCATCTGATTTGGATGATAATCTGAAGGCACGCTTGGCGTGTATTCTGTTGCTCCTTCTCTAAATTGAATTAAGAAAGCTTCACTGCATTTTAATGCAAATTCTTTGAAACTCTTTATGGTTCCATTAATTATTCCGTTTGTATATCCTGATGACATAATAATTATTTTTTAAAGTTTATTTTGTTATGGATGTTATTAAATAAAAAAGTGCCAGGAACATCTCACAAAACCTGGCACTCAAACAAATCACTCCCTCACTATCATTGGGAAAATCAAAATTAGTCAATTACATAGTCCACAAAGGTCTGACTTAATTATCTTGGATGTTAAATGCAAGAGTTTAGATTATATAAATCTAAGTCTGATGCAATCAATTCATCTGTAAATACTCCTTCAGAGAGTTCTACATCTCTGTATAATCTTTCATTGTTAAAATAGAATGAAGTATAATAATGATCATCTGAATTCATAGATGATACTCTTATTCTTAATACTTCAGTATTACTCTCTACTATTTCAATATTCTGAACAGTAGATATATCTATCAATGTGTAACATACTTCAGTTTCTGATATTGATCTTCCACTTGCTTGAACATATTCTCCTTCTTCATTAAACTTAAAATAGTTTAATGATGATTCTACTTTCCAGCTTTCTTGAGCCGATAACTTGTCTAAAACATTTAGTTCTAGATCTGTGTTTTTTTCACAACAACTCATTATTGTTATGATAATAATAAATAATGGTAATAACTTTTTCATTTTACTTGGTTTTAAATGTTCATTGATTTAATCAAAGAGTCCATCATGTCCCGGGCTTATTAAACCTGGATTACTTGATGTATCCTCGATCTGTTTATTTTCTTCTTCTAATGTTGATATTAAATGATATGAATAATCATCTTCTTCTTCTACACATGATATAAATGCAAATGTAGATAATATTATTAGGAATATTTTTTTCATTATTATTTAATTTTATTTATTTTTAATTAAATTTTACGCTACTAATCATACTCTCTAAAGTTGTAAACACATTTAAAAACGTGTTACAACATTGCATATACATAATGCTAACTTTCGTCAGCATAAGCCACTACACTTTCTTCACAGTTAGGTACAATAAAACTATTTATAAGTTCTAAACTACCTGCAAGTTCATTTACATACTTCTCTAAAGCCTCTTCTTTTGTTTCAGCTTCTACTTCATATATAAAAGCAGTTGCTACTAATTCCGTTTCTTTAATCTTAAATTTTGCCATTTCGTTTTATATTTAATTTTCGTTTATTTTAATCGCACTATTCATATACCAATACGTTATGTGCCATTTGGAGGAAGCACCATAATGACCTCATCAGGTAAAAAAAGCACTTTTTGCTCTTTCCATTGAAGCTCTAAGTATTTTCCAACATATCCAATCACATTAAAAAACTTGCCCCTATGCTTTTTTTTCTCATTTTCAACTTCGGGTTTTAATCTTACCCAAGAACCAACGGCATATAACAGCACATTGGCGTTATTGCTTTGTTCTTCATTTTTAAGTTCTGTCATATCTTTAAATTTTGTGTTTCAAATTAAGTTTTCAGAGACACCTACTACAAGCCTTTCGGCACACAACTATGGTTAAATGTAATACCTATCCAAGTATAACATCCCATTGAGTGTCAAAATTTAAATCTTTCATCGTGTATTATTTAAAGTTATAGTAGATTTGTCGGTACTACACTTAGCCGTTTCAGTTGTAAAACATTAAAGGTTTAGGTCAAAAGACTTCCAACATTTAAAGTTGGTTATTGCATTTAGTTCACTTACTTCATCGTATTTTAAACCACTCATCAAGGCTCGTTTTTTATAACCAGCAATAAATGCATCTTTCAAGGTAGGTGTTTCTTTATCTTTTAACGTTTCACAACAACGTGTAACAGTAATAGCTTCTGCGTACATTTTTGCAAACTCAAAGACGTTTGTTAGGTTGTCACTTATTCCAGTACTTGTTAGTTCTGTAAATGGTTTCTTTTCTTGTAAACTTTCGTAAAATTCTTTTGGTGTCATAATTTCTACCTGTTTATAATCCAACCACTATTTCGGTTGATGGATTTGGTTGAACATTTTGTAGTTGATGCACAAGAACTGCACAACACTAGCACGATTAATAATACTAATACTTTTTTCATAATACATCTCTTTTTTTGTTATATTTTTCTTTTGCCTACTACGACATACGTGTGTACTCTTTATTTAATAGTGATACTTATTTTTCCCAAAACCCACTAAGAGTTTCTTTACTATTAAGCGTCTACTATTACACCAACTCTCTGTTTAAAAAAAACATACTTACTAAATGTAAATTACTATTCTAGCCTTCGTTTACACTCCCATTTTCCAATCACGACAATTTAGTTTCTTCGTGAATTTTAACGGAGCGTCTTCACTCCTACCTCAGTATGTTTAAAAGTACAATCATTTACGAATTTGAGGACCTGTTGCCTCTACTCTTACAAAATAATTGTACTCCAATGTAAAAAAATAAATAAACGCATTGTTAAGTATGCTTTAAGCTCCTTAATATTTATATGCCATTTATGCTATGGATGAAGATTTTTATATGAGGTACTATTATTCGCTCAGACTTCCTATCATCTTTTATTTACTTTAGTTTTAATTAGTTGAGAGTACAGGATTCAAACCTGTATGGATTTAAAGATATAATCTCCAACTACTATAGGTTGTAGTTTGTCCACCACGCCTCACCATTCTTCCTATTCTTTTGGTTACTACTCAGTACGCCTGCCACTTCCGCCAACTCTCTATTTGAATAACAATAGTGTTCTGTTAGGATGTTATTTGAACTATTATTGTGTCCCTATTGTTATTCTTGGATCTTAAAAAACTCTTTGCTCCACTATTCAGTTTATGTGGGATGTTTCGTTTGCCTGTTAAGGACTGATGTCTGCAAACACCATCTAATAAACAACAACTACTCTGAAATGTAGTTTGTATGTATCCCCAAATCTACCTTACGATATATGGATGTACTCTTGACAGGAGTTTTGGATATATACTGTTTATCTTCAAGCAAAGAGTTTAATTTTTATTCTTGTTTTTGGATTTTCAACCCCAGAACAGGTACTGGCTATCATTCCTGTTGTTAATAAAATGAAGAGACTGATTACCTCTTATGTACCGTTTACCCGGTTGACGATAGTCTATTACATCTTCAATAGACAAGTCAAATACACACTTTCAGGTTGTCAAACCTTGCAAGCTCTGCTCTAATGTGTACGAGGTTAGACTGACAAATCATTCCTCTTGGTGTAATTAGTGACACCCAACACTCCCGTTGCCACGGGTTATTATCTTTAATATGATTGTTTCGAAGTGAAGCAATTCATATAACAGTGTACCTCTGGAAACATCCATTTGATTTCCTGTAATGTTTTGTCATCAACATGTAATAATGTAATTTCATAACTCTCATTAGTACTAATATCTTCATAAGATATAGATCCTAATTTATCATTTAAGAAACTCATAATTCTTTCGTGAATAATGTAAGCTATATGGTCAGCCACAAGAACATCATTCTTTGCTCTATCCATATATTTATGTGGACGTACTTTTATTGTATTTGCCATTAGGTTGTAGTATAATGCTCTGCAGCTTTAGATGATTTATGTTATAGATATAAGTGTAGTATTCCCTGTTGACAAAACATTTACAAGCTGTCATCTATGTGACAGTAGGATGATCAATATCTTGATCTTTAATTTGTCTTACTACACTTAATCTATTCTTTAAAATAACTAATAGAGATATTTACTCTGTTATTTACCTCCATCCATACAGTAGGATTATTAGTTATTATCTTTAATAAGGCTGTCCCATGTCCATATCATTAATCATATCTTCTTGGAAGTTACGATCAATACTTGACATTGTATCTTCAAGTTTCTCTGATATTGATTTAGGAAATGTTGACTTAATAAGTTCTTCCTTTAACATCTCGAAGTTTTCTTTAGTAAATGCAAGATTGTTAATTAGGTGTTTTACTTCAATTTGGCTCATAATATTATTAGTACAATGCTCCTCAGCTTTAAGATTTATTAATGATATGTATAATTAGGATTATAAGATTTATTTGAATTTAATAATTCTGTTGCTTCTTTTTTTGTTTTAAAGTACATTGACTTACGTGAATAAGGCATACCATCTTGTGTACGACCTATGTAATATCCTGCTGCTGACTTTAATACTTTTAATGGTGATATATTATTTTCCATTTCTTTATTTTTTAATGGTTTTAAATACTAGTCTATTTTATCCAACTACAACTAGATCGGCTGTCCTTGTCTTAATGGTCCATACAAGTTAGGAATAAATCATTTAGGTACTACAAACTCTTACCTATTCTTGAGCAGATGATTAATCTAGGACATCTCAGCACCCCTTTAGTCACTGTAAGGAACTACCTTACTTCTCTTTATGCGTGACACACTAGTTTAATGTTAGTTAAACACGTATTTTTGTTTCTTTTAGCTATTTATAATAAGCTTTGTATTTAGTTAGGGATTGAAATATGGGCTGAGAGAGGGTGAATTGGATTGTCTCTTACAACTCTCCAACTCATTTGTAACTCTCTCAGTACCACATACCTACTTATCAACCTACTTACCTAATTACTTAGTAGAATGAGCAGGGATTGAACCTGCATCATTAGTGTTAAACTCACAAATAACACTAATAACTTTACTTAAGCTATCATTCTTTGAATAGTGAATTAACACTACTCAACTGCTTCTTCTGTTGCTACATTTGTAAGCAACACATCTTGAGCTTTTAAGTCCTCATTGAAGTCAGTGTTTCTGTATATTGGCTGACCATTATACATCATTACTTCATTAGTACCTCCATGCCTCTTAGGCTCTTGTGGTGTACCATCTTTCTTGATATATGGAACTGTAGTTTCAGTAACTACTAATTTCCCTTCAACAGGGAATTCTCCTCCATCAATAAGACTAGGTTTTAGTAAATCCACAACTTCTTCTTCAAGTGTTATGAATGCTACTCTTTTTGCAACTCTTCCAATTGCAGATAATCCAGTGATTTTAGATTGTTCAACCATTACAGTTCCAACATTTCTTTCCTCTCCTGTTTCTTTGTTAACAATTGTTTTCATTGTTACAATTGCTCCTGTGTCCTTGTGGGCACGTACTAATACTTTAGTTTTCATGTGATTTCAATTTAATGTTAATGTTAATTTTATTGTATTACACTGGGATAATCAAAGTATAGATTATTCCCAAATCCTAAAAAGGGTGTTGTAGTTCAATTCCACGAGCGCAGCGAGTGCCTACATCTTAATACTCTAGGTTGTATTGATTAAGACAAGGCTGTATTTATAATAGTGAAACATTGTATTCTGAATGGTAACCCTTGAGAAAAATAAACTCCTCCCAATTAAGGGAAGAGTTTTGTTAATGTTACTCAGGTGCTACCTCAGCTTCTTCAGAGTCAGAGTCACGCAAGAATGTGTCTTGCACTTTCATATCCTCAGTAAAGAAGGTGTTTCTGTAAACAGGTTGACCATTATAAGTCATTACTGCTCCTGTCTCACCATGTTGCTTAGGAGTTTGTGGCGTACCGTCACTTTTAATGTAAGGCACAAGAGTTTCCTCAACAACAAGTTTACCCTCAACAGGGAAAGGAGCATTGTCTGCAAACATAGGTGAAAGAATGTCTACAACCTCTTTCTCAAGAGTTATAAATGCAACTCTCTTGCTCAGTCTACCAATACCTGCAAGGCCTCCAATGACATTTTGTCTGACCATTACAGTACCAACTTCCCTCTCTTCTCCAGTGGACTTGTTGGTAATAGTTTTCATAGTTACTAATTCTCCTGTTTCTTTGTGTGCTTGTACTAAAATAGGTAATTTCATCTTTTCGTAGGTTTTAAGATGTTAATAAATATAGTTTTGGGATAACTAATCCCAATAATTAAAAATGGTGATTATAGTTTTCTTCCTAACGAGCGAAGCGAGTTAGCTACATAAGTAACCAACAGGCTGCGCTCATTTAGTCTCTAATAAACTTAAAGCTAAATATGACTAACACACTCCACGTAATAAAGATGCAAGCGAAGCTAACCATTTTGTCATAACTATAATCTGTGGGGTCATTGATTAACTCTTCAGCTGATAACACTACTAGTCCTAGTAATATTGTCCAAGCTATTGATACTGTGGCTAATATGATAGCTCTAAACTCTTTGTACATAATTAGATAATTTAGGTTAATAAAAATAAAACACCAATAACACCCTTATCTGCAGATTGAGTGTTATTGATGAGTGGCACTTATTAGCACATTCCCATTGCCAAGTAGGTGTGCTGTGTTAATAGGTAGCTAACCTAAGTTTAGAGGAATTACATGTCCAAAGCTATAAGGACAACACCTACTTAAAGGTATACATAATATACAGCAGCACTAATCATTGGTTCATAGTGGTGCTAGAATGTAGTGTCTCCCCCACACATGTGTGATAGATTACATCCCAATGTTTAAAATGAGTGATTGAAGTGTGATTCATCGAACGTAGTGAGATCATTTGATATAGCTAGTCTTAGATTTACATCTGACATTCTCATTTACAAAACTCATTTTCACTTTCCCATATAACAAAGGCCCCTATCACCCAATTTTTTAAGTGACGGGGGGAGGTAGTTGCTATTATCCCACACTTAACTATCTCTCAAACTTTTCAAAAAAAAATAAAAAAAAAAAAAGAGAAGTATTTCTACCCCTCCTCTTTTAAACAAACCTCCTTTCTAAAGTTAATCTTCTAATATCACCCAGTCATCAGCAAGTGCATCACTACCACTAGGACTCCACATAGCAATATCCCCTTGAACAGTCTTAAGAGCTAAGTACCCTCTGTACTGTACAGTTTCTCCAATTGATATTGCAACATCAGTAACTGACTTGTACCTAGCTGCAGGAACATAGTATAGAAACATACCATTACCATTCCATCCTAATCTAGTAACTTTCCTACCTTTCTTCAATGCTTCAATAGCAAATCCAAATGGTAATCCATCTGTCTCCCTGTAAGCTTCTTCAAATACATTCTTGGGACTCCAAGATACATACCCATCATGATTCTGATGATTTTTACCAGATCCGTTGATGTACTCAACTAAGTATCCTTCATCTTCTCCATTCTCATCAGATGGCAACTCCCATCCTCTGTAACCATTATAATCTAACCTATTCATAGGTCTTGCTTTAATTTCTTTTACTCCAATGTAATTCTTCATCTTTAATGTTTTAAAATTTAGTCAAATTTAATAAATATTATTGTAATATAAAAAAAAATCACTACATTTGATCATAATGAGAAGAATTATAGGTACAATAATGTATTTTTGGGGAGCACTAGTTCCTATTAAACACATGTACATACCTAAGACTTTGAGCTTGTTAACTTTTATTGCACTTGTTGCAATTATAATTTACAATATTGTTAGGTACTTATCTTAATGACATTTAAAGATTACATAGAGGACAGAGGATTTAAGTATCATGAACCTACAGACTCATACAGAAAGAGTAAGGGGTTTGGTAGATTCATTACAGTAGAGAAGATCTGTTCAACACTCTTTACAGTTAAAGATGAGAACACTGTAATATTTGACAACTTCATAGACAGCTTCGAACAATTTAAACAAATAATAAATAAAACATTAGAAGAATATGGAAACTGAAGAAAAAACTATAACAATATTGCCTAATGACAGCAGTGGTTATATCACTTCAAATAATAATACACTTGGTAACTACGTATATCACACAGGTATCAACACTGGTGGTCTACATACTGCTGGTAGCATTGGTGATGCAGCTACCGTCTGGAATAGTAATCCATGCGAATTAGTTATTTATGGAGATATTGATAATGTTAAGACTGAAGAAGATCTTGAGGTTCTTATGTCAAAATTAACTGACCTTGAAAACAAGGTCAAAGCTAGACTTGAAGCGATTAAAGGAAAGAAAGTTAAAAGAAGAAAATTAGATATTTAAAATAAAAAAAATAAGATATGATATTAATTACAGGAATAATCGGGTTTATGATATTCTCAGCAATTTTTTTTGGATTAGGTGATATTAAGATAGAGTTAAGTTATAAAAATACTTTATTAGAAGAGAGAAATGAATTATTAAAAAGACAAAATGAGATAATTCGAAAAAAATTAAGTAAATGATAACATTTTTAATAATAGTAGCTATTGTATCGTCAATAGCATCAGTGATAGGGTTGGTACTTGGGGCAAATGTTAGAATAATGTTTTTTCCAGGGATCCTGATAGGAAGTTCGCATGATATCCATGATTACTCTTTCAAGAATGATGATGGAAAAGTGGAAGGGATGAAAATTAATCAACTTCAGTTTTGCTTGATATTCATAGCAATTACTATAATATGGGAGGCAAAATAAAGCTATAACATTTTTGTATGATAGTAAAATTTGCATTGGGTTGTAAAATAAACTATATTTGCAAAGAGTCATAGTGTTACCTCACTATTACAGTTCTGGACCTAACGGGAGGAACTTAGACATCGGATTTGTAGGCTAATTCAGCTGAGGGTTTCTCCGGTAGACTCGAAACAGACCTTTTGAATACTTTGTAAGTGTCGGGATAAATAAGGCAGGTAAAGCCACCCGAATGGGTCAAGAGAACAGACTTGCAAAAAAGTATAAAGGTTAAAGTGGAGGGATTAGTAATTTTCCCTTCTCACACGGCAAAACCTGCTTGCTGTGTAGGGATTACTATATACTTAAATGACCTAGAGGAAAATATATATAAGTTGTTTTAATTGTTTTAATAATTGTGTTTCATACCTTACTGATATTCATCGGTAGGGTATTTTTTTTTCTAAACTGTTGTTTATTGAAATATTATTCATATATTTGACTAAACGAAAAAATATTACACATGAGTAGAAGACCTAAAATGCCAGGACCATCAATATCTAGAGTGTTTAATATGAAAAAAGAAACACTTATTAAACATAATGCATTGATCGTACATAAAGGAAGTTCTCTATCTAGAAAACAAAGAGATGTAGTTCAGTCCAGAGTTGCATATGGATTAGAGAAAGGATTATATACTCACGATGAAGTGAATGCTGAGATATCAGAACTAGGGCTACATGTTGCTCAAGAAATTAATAATAAACTTAACGGATACACAGATGGAGATAGTTCTGAAGAACACGAATAAGCTTGAAGAGAAAGTGGTTAAGCATGTTGAGGAAGCTGCAAGTAGAGATGATTCTTATCTTACACTATATGCTGCTGACTCAATTATAAATGAAGTTAACTTAACATTAAGAGGTATGAACCTTGGTAGAGTTGAGTATGGGAAGAATGATTTACATTTGACCAATCTGGGAGTGTACATTCAAGTAAAAACAATAGACAAATACGTATAGCATGGATAATAATGAAGAATTTGAATTTGAGTTTATACCTAAAGAATCTTTAGATGAAAACACAATAATATTTCAGATAGATGATGAGGATGGTGATCCAAAAGAAGTTATCAAAGTAGATGAGGATGGGTTTCATATTTATGGAGAAAGACTGAAAAGTGCCAACGATGTAGCAGCTGCCTTTAGACACTTCTTTTCCCAAGTAGGTTATGACCTAGATAAAGATGGGCGTATAATAGCAGAAGAGATTAAGGGAATAGAAGAAAAAGAAGATTAAGGCCATGACAGTAACAATAAATATAGCAGAATGGATTTTATACTTTTTAGTGATTTGGTTAGCACTTGGTCTGGCTGATAATACTTTAGCTCTTTACAAAAGATATTTAGAGTGGAAAATAAAAAAAATTAAAGACAAAAATTAAAAGTATGATCAAATTTAAATACGATGTAATATTGGGTTTGGTATCTTGGGTTATTGGAGAGCCATTATCAAAACAGAAGAAAAGTAAGAAAAGAAGAACTAAACAACATTTAGGAAAATAATATGAGCAGGTTCAAAGAAATAGTAAATGGATACTCCAACTTAGTTAAATCAAAACTAGGAGTGTCATCTGATGAGGATGAGAAGATATTTTCTGCTAGGAGAACTATATGCAATGCATGCCCTCATAAAATGTTAGAGAAAGATAGATGTGGAAAATGTGGTTGCCCACTTCCTGCTAAGACAAGATCATTAATCACAAACTGCCCGGTAGGGAACTGGTAATGAGAGAAAAGGAGAATAGTATTGGAGACATGCTTTACTTATATAAGAAAGTTATGAGTGGTGATGAAGACATGGAGTTTTTCAAGGATATCCTGGAAAGACATTCAATGTTTGGTGATTCAGGAATTGATGCAATGAAGGAAGAGGGTAAAACTTGTAAAAGAAGAAAATTAAAATTTTAAGAATATGTTTGTAATGTTAGAGAATTCAGTGATAGAGTTTTTAAGAAACTACGGAACTGTAATGCACGCAGATTTTGGTGATGGACCAGTAGAGGCATTCATTGTGAATGGAACTACATACGTCAGCACACCTGAAGAAAATAAATATTTAGTTAAACAATTGAGTACAATATAATGGCAGTAGAAATTAAATACGACCAGGAAGTAAGATCTAAACTAGAACTTGGTGTTAAGAAGTTAGCTGATGCAGTTAAGGTAACACTTGGCCCTAAGGGTAGAAATGTAATTATAGGAACACATACAGATGATCCACATGTAACCAAAGATGGTGTGACTGTGGCTAAGAGTATAGTCCTAGATGACTGGTATGAGAATATGGGAGCAACTATAG